GCTATAAGCAGGATAGCTCACTGATAACCCCCCGGATTGCTCCGGGCATGTCTGAATCAAGACATGCATATCAGTGGCATGGGTTTGCTCTCCATTCAAAGAGCGGGCTCCAAGTGGCCTCCGTAAGGAAACCAAGCACAAATGTGCGACGATTCTTGGCTTGAGCGTGGAAAGTTGAAATCTCGAGCCGCCTTAAAGGGCGGGAGAAGTCACTCTCTCCAGACTAAGTCTCGCTTTTGGTGTGTTGACACCTCACCAAGAGCAGCCAGATATACTTCAGCGCTAAGAATCTTAAACACTGAAGTTAAAAGTCACTATATTTAATAATATGCTAGAACTTCAAAGAGTGACTCTTTGAGTTGCTAACACTTACTTTCTTCCTCTCCCCACAGATCTCCTGTCTGACTCCATGCTTCGGTTTTGGAAGCAATGGAACAGACTAGAATCTCGTGGGAAGGTCGCTATGGCTGAACATATAAAGTTACAGCGGCTAGCGGTGACTAAGTTTCTGGCCGGGGAAGCACTAAGCCTTCCTGGAATCCTTCAAGATTCGGACCACTTACCTGTCGTATTATCGAGAGGCTTGCGTATCCGAATAAAAGAAGGAGACCAGTGGGCTATCAGGTGATCTTTAACGTTGTTATCGATCTCCCGTGTGCTTCTCGGTGGTAAAGCGGTCGACTTTTCGACTATAACGGAACCTAGCACAGGAAATCACTGAGAAATCAGCGACTTCGAAATGGTTCAGTTCCATAAAGCGATAGGTCGACCCAAGCTTAACTACCTCTGAAATGAGTATCACTGATCTACCAAAGCCGGTCCGAATGGACCAGGTCTGCAAGGGGCTCTGGCTGATTTAAGAGGTATCAAAGACTCTACTATATTAGATAGTCTAAGAACCTTTTATCCACCAGATGCACCTATATGGCGTCTGTTAAGCGCCATATCGACGCCTCTTTATTCGCTTTCTGAGGCATATTTCAAGGTCTCTTATAAGAGGCTTAGGAAATTGTCAGTAAAGGACGATAAAGAGACGAAGAGCAGAGTCTTTGCGATACTTGATTATTGGTCGCAGTCAGCACTGAGAACTTTACACAAGAGCCTTTATAAGCAATTGAGTAGACTTCCAGGTGACTGTACCTTCAATCAAACACGCCTAACCAGCGTGTTCGCTAAGGACCTTAGTAGATCTTCAAAATTCTACAGCTTCGACCTTTCGGCAGCAACAGATAGATTCCCTCTTGAAATTCAGGAGCGTCTCTTATCGTTGTTGACGAATAGAGAAGTTGCAGAAAGTTGAAAGCAAATCATGATCTCAGAGAGTTTCTGGCACCAGGGGAAACCATACAAATATAATTGTGGTCAACCGATGGGTGCGTACTCTTCTTGAGCCATGTTTGCACTGTGTCACCACATGGTAGTTTATATAGCAGGTTTACGTTCTGGGCTTAAGCCTAAGGCGATAAAACGATGCTATATGCTACTAGGTGATGATATAGTAATACATCATGACGAGGTAGCTCGTCAGTACAGAAACATAATTTCTTCTCTCGGAGTAGAAATATCTAAAGTTAAAACTCATATAAGCTGTGACAGCTTTGAGTTTGCTAAAAGATGATTCTCTTCCGGAGTTGAAGTTTCACCGTTTCCAATAGCGGGAGTCCTAGAGACTTCGAAGTCATGACCATTACTGGTCGAACTTCTTAGTCACGAGGTTCCTTCTAGAGGTTACGACTCTGTGCTTGACTTGGGAGCCCGGTTGGAATCCCTGAAGACAATGTATACCCACGCTCGTTTAGGAGAACAAATCCTAAAACGAGTGCAGATATACTTGTCTCTCCCCTGTTGATATACTGACGAAAGTAAGGCTATCCAAGCTCTAAGAGCTTGGCATACCCTAGTTAAGTCACGTATTCCTTTCTCGTCACTCACTATTTTAAGGACCGCAACCTTGGCGGCCCAAACTATAGTGAGACGAGAAATCGGGGCAGGGATTAAGAGAGTCCAAAATGATTACTTTGAATTATTTCAAAAAGTATTCAAATTTGACCCTCGGGACGGTTCCAACCACTTACCGCTGACCGACTCTAACCTGGACCCTTATGACATCCCTATGCTATCAGTTCTTCGTCAGATGACGGAACGAGGCCATCAGGGGTTATCA